TTTTCAAACAGAACCGTAACGTTGCCGCCAATAGCAGCCTCAAGCAACAAGCTGGCCTCGTTAAATGTTACCGCGCCGCTTAAATCAAGCCCGGTGACGTTGATAACAGTCCCGTTAACATCAATATTAAAATCGCCGTTGGTGATGGCTGTGATCTGTGACAGTTCGGTAATGCTGCCGCCGCGCAATTCGGCCGCCATATCACTGTCAGCACGCAACGACACCCGCAATTGTGTTGGCCTTGGGTTTTGTGCAAAGTAGCTTGTCGCTGCCAACGTCACCTCGCTGGTCGCACCCCAATCAGAGGCCACTGCCTCGATGTTGTTATATGATCTTATGCGCTCAGCAGTACCAATAACGCCGGTTTCAGCGGTGACGATATTGAGTATTCCAAAGCCACGACGTTGTGGAAATGGTGCGCCAACAGAAATATTTACATTAACGACTGTACTGACAGGTATTTGCATTTTAATATCCTCTAACTAAATTAACTATTATTTATGATGGGTATATTTGACGCAATGCTATCGAGCGTTGCGCTGATGTCCGCCTGCTCTATACAGCCGATGATCTCGCTATCACGCCCGACGACGCTCAGCGTTATATCAAATTGGGCGCGCTGCTCTATTCCGTCCTCAAGATTTTCTGATATCTGACGCACATCAGAGCGTGACGTTAAGCCTATTTTTGCTGTGTTAAATGCTGACCGAATAGATTGACGCTGCAATCCGACATGGCAGCGTCTGGCGTTATCAAAAGCATCGTCACGATAGAACCCCAGCGAAAACGTTATCTCTCGCAAGTCGGTATATGTGACACTGAGTGAGCCAGCGCCTTGCTGTATTAATTCTTCCTCGTACCAGCTCAGCGCCTGCTCTGATAAAAAATCTACGTCAGCATAAGAACCTATAGGCCTTGGCGCGTCTTTTTGTCTGCTTGCGATAGTAAAATTACTCAAGCCAAGAATCGAATTAACGGTATCGCGCATGACCTTATTTAGTGCTGAAACTGGCGCCTGTGATGTGGTCATATATCATCGCTCGTCGGCTGTATTCTTGCCCCAATGGCTGACGTGTAACCGTATGCTTGCCAGTTTTTCTGAGCAACAATCTTGTAGCGCTCACCCTGATACATAACAATGTCAGCGAGCGTGCCGCGCCGGTCATCGATAACACGCAATTCTTTTAGTGAGTAAAACATCAACAGATCAGCGTTACGCTCACCCTCCGGCAATGCTTTTAAATCCTGCGCACTAGGCTGCTGTACACTGGCTCGTGCGCTAAATATCTGCACGGGGTCGCTGCTGTAGATGCCGTCCGTGTATCTGCCTGATCTTCTCTCAACGTTAACAATCTCACCTGTGAGTGAACAGATGGCGTTGCTGACATTGATAGGCATTAGTTAAGCTCGTAGGTGATGCTTTGGCGCAGGTGCCCGGTATCAACCAGTGCAGTGCCTTCTCGACTTTTAAGCGCTGGAGCTATTCCACCCGATATTCTTTCTACAACATCGCTAGTCACTAACTGCCCCAGCGTATTAAGACCTTTTCCAAAATCAAAGTCACGCGACACAATGCGCTTGCCAATCTTGGCAATATCACGCTTGTATTTTCGCTTGTTGCCCTTGACCGTTGCGCGCAGAAAACTGCGCGCCGGGATGCTCTGCGCCGGACTGCCAAACTCATGTACCGTGCCGACCATGATTAATGAGGTGCCATCAGGGTAGTCGTTAGAGCCTGCGGGCAGACCTACTGCAACCTTAAGCTTGGCTTTTTTAATCTTGCTGAGTTTGTTGGCACGATCAATCACGCGCTTTGGCGTCTTTTTGATTTTAGTGCGGGATTTTAATGCCATGTCATTTAATGCAACAACATAGGTTACGACACCGGAAAGCTTGCAACAGCAACACCGACAAAACATACATCACGGATAGCAAGGTACTGCTGACCGTAGATTGTCGATAGCAAGAAGTTAACACTTCGTGACTCAACAGCGCCGCCAGTACCGCTCAAACTCAACGACACACCGCCAGCAGCCTTTGCGGTGACAGCCCCTGAACTGGCGCTGGTGTCGCCACCAGCAGAACCCATAGCAACCGTCATCAGATGAGCGGTGATGTAAGCCAGGGCAATATCGTACTTTCCGCCCCACCGGAGCGGATCATCGCCCACGTAAATAGCGATAGCATCGTCAATAAACATCTGCACTTTTGCATCAGGCACATCTATGGGGTCGGCAAACTCACAATAACGCAGACGAAAATCGACAATGCTTAATGCCATTATTTGCTCGTCGTTTTAACAGGCTTAACGTCGTTAGTCTTGCCTGCCGCCGGAACCACCTTAGACTTGCTCTTGGTGTCAGCATCTTTCTCATCGCCGCCCGTTTCCGCGTCAACTTTGATGCTACCTTTGTCCACCAAATCAGCGACAAACTTACAATCGCCGACAATCGCCCAGTGGTCATCATTGACAACATTAAGGCCAGGCGCAAGGCGGACAGTGGCAATACTGCCATCGTCCAAGCGATTTTTGACGTTAAACTGTCGCGCCGTGTTGTTGCGTATTACTGCCATAATTAAATACCTGTGCCGATTGCGATAGATAGCGGATAGTAGATGTTAAGACCGGCCAGTCTTGAGCGGCCAGGAATAACAAACTCAAGATTACGCTGCTGGACAGGCAAGTACTCAAGCTCAACCGGTATCTCTAGCTGCATTTTGTCAGGGTTACGGTCGTATGCCACCATTACATCATCAGCAAACAACGGGTTGCGTGCGCTGCCACACTCATTAACTGCAATGATGTCGTCAATGCTCTTTAAAAATGGACTATTCTGCGCGACATATTGAGCAATAGTCGTATCGCTGTTTATGCTCCGAGCCGTTGACATAATAAAAGACCACTGTTCCGCAGGGAGCATTAATGTGTTACCAGACTCAACCATTAGAGTCGTCTCAAAGATGTCAGAGAACAAGCCATTGATGTCAGCTAGAATTTCATCAGGCGTTTTGCTTACAAAAGTAGACGCCCCACCAGCACCATTAACCACCGCACCCACCGGAACATTAGGGTTGCTAAACAAGCCAGGGAGTCCACTTTTCGCATTGCCGAAATATGCGGTATCGTTTACCGTTTGCTCATTAGCGCGTCGAGCAGCATTAGCTCGGCGCTGATCTAACGACTGATTAGTTAATTGTGATGCGCGTATCTCATCGATGTTATAGCCGTAACTAATGCCCACCGTGCGTACGGGTATAGTCGTTTCCATGCCCGCAACATCAGCACGAGGTAAATCATCAGCATAAGCATTAATGATCTTTGCCGCCCCTGTCTCATCGTATGTGCGATAAGTGATGCTTGTAATACCATCGCCACCATCATTGCTAACAGGGAATAAGCTACGTGCTTTTAGCTCAGCATATTTAACGTCGTATGAGCGTGCTTTGATATGCTCAAGCTGGCGCTGAAAAAAGAAAGCCCCGTCAGCATCCATAATGCCCAAATTGATTGCATTGACAATACCGCCGTCCATGACGATTTGATCGCCGTTGTCATTGACCTCTCCAGCAGCGCCATCAATGGTCAACGTCGCACCGTTTCCTACGTTGTACTTTTGCATGATTATTAGTCCTGTTTAATTAATTAAATATCGATTGAGATAACAGCAAGCTCACCAGCCGCAGCGGTTGTGTACCACCTTGCTCCGGTTAAGTCAGTTACACCGCCAGCATCAACCACGCCTGTTGCTGCGTCGTATGTGACCTGATCGTTGGGCACACAGCCTGCGGGGCATATAGCCCAAATGTAGCCCTCACGCATGATCGCTAACGTCTCGGTGTTAGTGACATTAATAGCGCCAGTGTTAGCAGCGCCTTCTTGCGCCAGCTCTCTCACAACAATGCCCAGCGGCACTGCTCCACCAGCTACGGCCTGGTTGTCTGCATCGGTTCCACGCGAAACAACTGTGCCGAACTCAATTGCGGCAGTCGTCTCAGCGGCAAATGACACTACATTTCGCGGCGATAATGCGTAAATATTACCAGCCAACGCGACCTCTAAATTAATCTCGTAACTTGTTTGTGCGCTCATTTTACGCCTCCTTGCCATGCAGTTTTATTGCTTTCGATGAGTTTATTCCGTGCCACCTGGTCGGCAGGAACGTATGCCTTGTCGTTTGTTGCGGTGCTAAATGTTGACTTTGCAAATGCGGCGTCAAGCAGGTTGCTACCGCTATGAGCCTCAACTAACGCATCAAAGCGTGCGGCAATGTAGTCATCCGACTTGCTGTCAAACGTCGAGCCTTTGTGCTGACCCGCCACGATTTCACGCTTGATCTTGTCGGTTGATTTTCCACGCCACTCAAATGCAGAATCAATTTTCATCGCGCAATCGACAACGTCCATTTTCTCGGCTACTTTTTCGTCGAGCTTTTCCTCGTCGTTCTCTTTTTTATGCTCATCGTTCGACGCTTTCATCTCGTCATATTTGCCTTCAAGCGTGTCGTACTTTGCTTTCAGATCATCGTATTTTTCTTTCATGTCATCATATTTGTCAGATGCCATGTTCTTACTTTCGCTATCCTTGGCCGCCTGCATTTCGTCGCACTTCTCTTTCAGATCATCGTACTTTTTTTGCTCTTGCTCGTTCATTTTTCCACCTCGATTGATTAATGTATCGCCACTGTCAGCGAGCGAACAAACCGGCCCCGCTCTCCCCGCATCAACCAAGGCGATATGGTTGCCACGTATGTTTCGCTGTATTGCATCGTATTTGACGCCCGTTGGTGTGATACCTTCCGTCCAGTCAATGTCACAGTGATAGCCGTTAGATAGCTGGCAGAGACCACCTTCTATGCTTTTAATCGCATCTGCGTCC